TGGCTGCCGTATTGATAGCCCTTCTTGCCCTTGGACGTGCAGCGTTTAACCGGCATCGGTAATCCCAAAAATCGCATCCATCTGCTCTGAGCTGTAGCCCATCGCCTCGGCGAGCTGGATCAGCGCCGGGTGCATGCGCTCGAACGTGGAAGAGTCATCCCACATGATCTGGACGTTGCGAGGCCACGATGGATAGGCAGCCTCGACCGCATCGAGGTAGCCGCCTTCGAGCAGCGCAAGTTTGAACTGCGCTCGGGACAGACTGGCGGCAGCGCGTTTCTGCGCCAAATCGCGCTCGTCCGGGTTCCAGTCTGGCTTGGGCGGCACCGGAGCATCAGGGAAGTCAGCAACGGTGTACTCAAACCGACGGATCGTCGTGGTGTCCTGCCACTGCTCCCAGTCTGATCCGTTCCAACGCCAGCGGTTGATCCCGCCAGCTAGGTGCGTCAGAAACTTTTGCTTGGTCGCTGCATCGGCAGCATCGAGGTCTTTGCGATTGTTGATGATGTTCATGCTGCGATCTCCAAGTGCGCCATCAGGTTATGCGTGTCGGCCCAGCGGGCATGCCCTGTCCACGCCGCCAGAAAGCGATTCAGTGCGGGAAGGTCTCCGCGCTTCCTGAGTGAGTGTACCGCACGCCTTGCCCGGGTAACACTTTGCTTTCGCAAAAGCTTGTGCTTCGACCAGATACGGTACCCCAAAAAATTGACCCCTCGGCTGATAGGCGCAACACTCCACTTGCTGAACCTCAAGTGCATGGTCTCGGCAGCAAAACTCTCAAGCTGCTTTTTCATGTCATGCAGCCTCGCGGAATCGTTGTCCAGCAAAAGCATGTCGTCCATATACCTTGCCCACGCCATTGGCTTTAGTGTGTGGTGCACAAAATTGTCCGCCAGTGTGCCGTACAAGTTGGCGTTGAGCTGGCTCTTGAGACTCCCGATAACGATGCCTGTTTCGTCTCTGGGTTGAATAATCTCCATGAGCGCCATCGTGCGCCAACAGTGAATTTTCGCGTCGTGTATCTGATACAAGGTTGGACAGTGTATGGAAGGGAAGTACCGACTGAAGTCTGTTTTCAGAAAATGCGTTACCCTTCCACGCCGAAGGTGCGCCTGAATATAGCGCACACCCGCATGAGTGCCTTTGTTTGGACGACAAGCAAACGTGTACGGCAGATAGGTCGGCTCGTATATCGGCTCCAAAACGTTGTTCAGCGCGTGCTGTACGATTCTGTCTCGAAACGGCAGTCCGGAGATCAACCGCATCTTGGGGTCGTAGATGTAAAAGTTGCGGAACTCCGCTCGTTGGTACCCACCGTCTGCGACTTCTTGCCGCAGCAATTCGAGGTTCAACGCGCCGTACTCTTTGAACTCCAGATAGCTCATCGACTTGCGCTTTCCCTTGCGAGTTTTCAGGTAAGCGTTTTGAAAGTTGTCCTTGTCGATGATCTTGTCGAAAAGTCGTTTGTGCTTCCTTGCCATAGGTAAATGCTGGATCCGTGTTTCGCTCTGGGGTACTCCACGTTCTACCAGACCCTGTCGTTTGTTCGCCGAAGCAGGATAACCAAGCTGACCACTCTGCATAGTGATCGGCCTGCACCGCCCTAAGGTGAGTGCAGAGCGCAGTAAACGAGTCGTCACAGACGCCACGGGCCGAGATGTTGTTGTTAGTATTGGAAGGCGCATTATTCCAATTGGAACAGCGAGACCCAGCCTGAGTCGTATTATTCCAATTCCCGCCCAAGTTGCCCGCACGGCTCATAACCTCAGTTACCCTTTTTCCGTTTGATCCACGCGCCAAGTATTGCGCCGACTTCCGCAATCAGTGCTTGGGCATGACTTTCCTGTTTGACTGTTATGTGATGAATACCCTCCCTGAAGAAACGGACGTAAAACCGCAGCATCGCAAGGTTGGCGTCTGCGGCGTACAACTTTGATACCTGACCGCTTTTGCCTGCTTGCACAAAGTATTCGACCTGCTGAAAAAGACACTCCAAAAACCGGTCTCTTGCCACCCCGTGTTTCCTTGCAGTCCGCTGAATAATCGGGTACAGGTACCCGATAACCCGTTCGTACTTCTCGACGATCAGCATCTGCTCGTTGCAAGTGTAATGCTCCTTTACCCCCTTATGCGGGGCTTCCGCCCCGCTAGTCAAGGATCAGGTGGTCACAGACGCCGCGGGCCGAGAAGCGGTTGCGGGTAAGAGAAGGCGCATTAATCCAATTGGAACAGCGAGACCCAGCCCGAGTCGAAGTATTCCAATCCCCGCCCAAGAGGCCCGCACGGGCGCTGTTGCTATATGTGAAAACCTCGCCGCGACCTTCGGCAATATCATTCCATCCCCCGGTGCCGGTGCCATCAGCGATAAAGTCACGGCTCCACACCCAGTAAACACCTGTGGACTGGATCACGCCCCACTTGCTGGTGAACTCTTCGTCACCATTATTTGTCGCGGTGTTCGTTGTCGCAAAACCGGTGGTTACGGGGTCATTGCCACGGTCTTGCTCTTCAGTCGTGCCATACGCCAACTGCATAAACTCAGAATACGTCGGAGCGCGTTTGCCGTAGGCGCCCAAAATCTCTTGCGCCTCAAACCATGTGAAAGACCCGTAGGTAGTCGTTCCATCGCCGCCAAAAGCATCCGGGATAATCGGGTAGTCCGCGTTACCGTTTGCGATCGTTTTGTCGTTCGCCGATGTGCCGTTCGTATCCGGGTCGGTGTTTAGCAAGTAAATATCAGACCAAAAATGATCTGCGACCAGCGTCATGCCTCGCGGATCATCGCACGATGGGCGGAACTTCAAGTCCCAGAATGAGTATTCGTTGATCTGCGCTGTGGTGTTGCCACCAGCCTGCGCTGCGGCATTGCCACCGGGCGCGTAGTGAAAGCCGCCAATAAGCCGCCCGTTCGTTGTCGGTGCGACAGTAAAGCTGGCGTCAGCCTCCAGCGTCCCGTTCGGCGCACACCAGATCGCATAGTCAGTGCCAGCGGTGAATGAACCAGGCATGGTAATGCTATGCTGGTGCCAGACGACACAGAAACCAGCCCGCCATTGACCTCCAGCGTCAATGCTGTCGCTGTTTCAGCAGTACCTGCCCCTGTCTTTGTCCACGCAACCGCCCGAGTTGTTGCTTTTGCGAACAAGCCGGCAACCGAAATGTTTTGGATTGCTTGCGCGTTTTCGTCAATCGCAGCCTGCACGTCAGTCGCTGTCAGCCCAGACGTGCTGTTGTCGTAGTCAATATCGTCGGCGTTGATTCCGGAAGGATCGGTGATTGTTTTGTTGGTCAGCGTTTCTGTGCCCGCCAGCGTCGCAAACGACCCATCGCTCAGCGCGGTATTGAACTCCGCCGTCGTGCCCGTGACCGTGTTGCTCGACAGATCAACCGTTTTGTTCGTCAGCGTCTCGGTGCCGGCCAGCGTCGCAAACGACCCATCGCTCAGCGCGGTGTTGAACTCTGCCGTTGTACCCGTAACCGTGTTGCTCGACAGATCAACCGTTTTGTTGGTCAGCGTTTCTGTTCCCGCCAGGGTCGCAAACGACCCGTCGCTCAGCGCGGTGTTGAACTCTGCCGTTGTGCCCGTGACCGTGTTGCTCGACAGATCAACCGTTTTGTTGGTCAGCGTCTGCGTGTCGTCGGTCGTGACCAGCGTCTCGCTCGCCGGAATGTTTGTCCCGTTGATCCGCGTCAACGCCTCAACCACGTTGGTGCCGTCCGCAAACAGCACCATCTTTGCGCCGTTGGGCACAGTGATACCCGTACCTGCGGATGTTTTGACGACAATCGACTGCCCGCCGCTTGTGTTGTTCCAAACAAAGTACTGCTTCTCGATCGTCGGCACGATCAGATCACGGGTGGCGGTCAGCGAGCCGGTCGAAGTGACGTTCAGCACCAGGTTGCGAAACACCTGCGTGGTGTTGACGTCGTTGAACGCCAGCGTCAGGTTCGCGTCTGACGGAAAGTCAGCCGTGGCAATGCCGGTGATCGCCTCTTCCAGCGTCGTGCCGAGGTTGGTGTTGGTCGTGTTGCCCCAAGTGCCCGCTTGCTCGCCGGAGCCGATCAGCTCGATCTTCAGGTTCGTTGAATATGTGCTTGCCATTTGTGTACTCCAGTTACACAGCGATGTTCTGCCAATTAGGGGTTTGCGCCGGTGTTACCAGTGACCATGTTTGGAAAAACCCTGCCTCGCATTGTATGGCAACCCCCTGCAAAACAATACTTGTCAGATCAAACTTCTGCGCAACCCCCGCTGTCTGCGCTGCCTCCGCCGCAATCTGCCCCGCTCCGGTGACTGTGCGGATGCCAACGCCTGAAAAAGTCGCGGCCTGCGCAGTCAGACTGCCTTGCGCGAGCGACGTCCTGCCAGCGACTCCGGACATCGTCGCCGCTTGTGCCTGCAGCGTTCCAGAAGCAAAAGACGCAACGAAAACGCTTGCGGAAACAGCTGCTGCCTGCGCAGAAAGTGTTCCGCCGCCTACCGATGCACGAACGCCGCTCCCAGACACGCTGGCCGCCTGCGCAGAAAGCACCCCCGTGCCTGTTTGGCCGGTTCCATTCCACGCAATAACGCCCCAGCCAAGGGAGCCCCAGCCAGCCATTACACTGGCGCCGTGTAATCCAACGACGTCACACTGACAGTGTCCCCTGCGCCGATGACCAGAGACGACATCTCAATGTCTCCTCCTCCGGAGGTCGCGGTCACCGAGCCAAAAACCACGCCAGTCCCTCCGCTGTCCTGCAGCTCAAACTTGGCGATCGTGCCGCCTGTCGCGGAAGTATCGGGACTGATACTATTTGCTGCCGCCGTGCCCGAGCTGGCGCTCCCGAAAGCCGTCGCCGACAGGCTCAGCGTCGCCACTTCCGCCCCCGCCGACGTCTGAAACTCCAGGCTGCCATTGTCGAGCAGCGCCAGAAGTGCGTCCGCCATCGTGTTCCTGCCTGTCGTTGAGTGAGTAATCGCCACTTTTTTCCTCCTGGTGCATCAGCACCGCTACCGTTTCAGTGCGGCCGTTTGCCCGCGTAATCGTCAGCGTTGCCCGTATCTTCATGAAATAAGCCGTACCAGTCCAGCCGCTGCGGTCGCAGGGGGCGCCTCCAATTTGAACGTCGCTCCCGTGCCTGTCCGATCAATCAGCAGGTCAAACACCGCAATACTGCGGTTCGCTTTGGTGGCGTTGTACAGCAACCCGTACCGAGTCGTAAACGACGCCAGCAGCCACTCCAAATCCGCAAACGTAAAAACAACCGCAGGACTGTCCACCACGATCTGCTTGCTTGCGACAACGACACCTCCTGCGGTGTAGCCGCTGCCCGTCGCAACTTCGTTCGTCGCAGCACCATACGTCGCTGTGCTGACCGATACGTCAGAAGCCGACGTGTACAGCGCAAACTTGACCGTGTCGCTCAACAAGTCATGAACGCCGGTCAGTATTTCCTGTCTGAACGATAGCGTAATCGCGCTTCGCATTGTTATGTCCTCGGTTGTCTCACTTGCCCGTACCGGTAGTTGTCCACGGTCTCCAGCCCTTCACCAAAGTTTTTCAGCCGTTCAAGTGACTGAGCAAACCGCGTCTGATACATCACCAGTACGTCCTGCGCAAACTTCTGGAAAACCGCCGCCTCAACAAGCACACCGTACAGTAACGTGTTCGTTGCGTTGATGCTGAGCCACGTCGTCGTGCTGTCGTCTCCGCTGGTCAAGCTGGCGGGGCGATAAAAATAGTTGATCTCGGCGGCGAACGTGTCGGAAGGGGTCGGTGCCAGCAAAAAGTTGTCAACGTCGTACTGGGCGTAGAACCTCGGAACGCCAGTCGTCGCCGGAGCAATAAATTCGCGGATGAACGAAACATCCTTCTGCTCAAGAAATTGCGCGTTTCCGCTCCCGTCCGTGACATGCAACGAAAATACGCTCAGAAAATCCAGCGGCACCGCCAGGTAAGGGTTGCCTGTCGTCACTGTGCCCGCAGCGTTGCGCTTGAACACGTTCAGCCTGACGGTCTTCAGGATTGTCTCTTCTGTCACCGTCACAAACCGGGGGATCGAAGCAACCAGTGTCGCCTCATCGGACTCCACCGTGTCAATCACCGCTTGGCGCAGTTCGCCGTAGTTCATGTCACCACCTCAAACTCGCCCGTCCGGCATCGGCAAATTGTTTCTGGATACGCTGCACCCGGCAGCTCCGGCGCGTTCAGCAGCACCGTCAGCGGCTCGACCCGGTCAGGCCGGGGGTTCAGCAGCGGCTTGGGATCCACCGGCGTCCTGCGGATCGTCAGCTGCGGGTGCTTGGGCTCGTACTCGTCCGGCCCGACCAGCAGCCCGGTCCACTCCTTGCGCATGCGCCGGAGCGGGTAGACAAACCCGCTGCGGTCCGAGATGCCCTTGGGCTCGCGCCGGCTCATGGTCTGCGGCCTCGGCCATACGGAGCCACCTTGAAGCTCGCCCGGTCACGGTCCTCCTGCGAGGCCCGCAGGAAGCATTCCTCGTAGACCGCCTTCATCAGCTGGATCCGATCGGGCGCGAACTTCATCGACAGGTAGTAGGCGAGCCCCGCGACCATGCACTCGTAGAACCGGAACGGCATGTCGGGCGCGTCCGGGTAGGCGTCTACCGCATCAATGCGGGTCATCTTGTCGATCAGGAGCACGTCGGTGCTGCCGGTCAACGTAGAACTGGTTGGGCCGGCCAGGCAGATCCTTGTCCGGCAGGTCGAAGTACTCCGCCCGTCCGATCCGCTCCATCGGGTAGTCGGTGCTGTCACGGCGCAGCGATACCGACAGAACATCCACCGTGTCCGCGCCCAGCGTGTAGGCCGTCTGCGCGATCACCGTCGGGATCGTGGTCTGGTCGATGGTCCAGCGGTTCACCCCGCGGTTGGCCCACTCAGTGAACATGAGGTTCAGGCTGCGCTTCGCCGAGCGCAGCTGGTGACCGGTCCGCAGCTCGACCCCGACGCGCTCGAACGCCTCTTCGATGACCTCGGCAACATCAGGGTTGAACGCCATGGCGCCCTCCGATCAGCACTTCCAACGCCGGCGGGCCGCCTTGCCTCGCTCCCCGGTCCAGCCTCTTGACCTAGCGCAGAACGACTTCTTCCGCGCCTTGTCCTTCTTCGTTTTCGGGTTGGGAGCCGGGGGCTTGAGCTTGCTGCCCGTCGCCCGGTTCATCTTCGCCCGGCCCTTCGCCGTCAGCCCGGCGCCTCGGGACACGGGGAGCTTCTCCCCGCGCCCGACGCTCAGGCTCGGATCCTTCCTAGCCACACTTCTTGCCTGCGCGGCCGCCCTTCATCATCGCCTTGCGGGCCATCGGCTTCTTCGTAGTCTTGCCAGCGTAGCCGCCCTTCTTCATGGGCTTGCGGGCCTTCAGACACTTGCCGGCCTTCTTGCAGACAGCCGGATCCGGACAATCAGCACATACTTTCATGACTCACCTCGTCGATACTTACGCCACCCGCGCCAGCCGCCGAGGCGGACGCCCAGAAAATGGAATGCTGCCCAGAGCAGCGGAACCCCGAAGCTGCGCATGGCGTCCCAGTAGGCCAGGTCGGCCTCCAGCCGGGTCGTCGTCGGGGGTTGCTCCTGGTACAGAAAGTCGTGCAGGCACGGCGCTCTGAGCCCGCTGCGGCCCTTGAACAACAGGTACACCAGCGGCAGCCGCGGCACCGAGTCAAGGTCGAACTCGAACCCGGCAGGGATGGTAAGCACCATCTGCAGCCGGTGAACCTTGACCGCCCACGGCTCGCTGACGACCCTGGTCTCCGGCGTCGATCCCGGGCGGGTCACGAGGTCAGTGATCTGCTCAACCGGGTACTCGTAGATCATCGCGTGTCCTCCGGACAGTACACGACGTGTGGGAGACCGTAGCGGTCGCGGATCGCGGCACGCTCTTGCTCATCTTTTGCTTCACAGTACAGTATCTTGCCGACACTGATCGCTGTCGGCAAGTAGGCGCTCATGGATGCGCATCCCGTCAGGATACATGCAACAAATGCAACGAGTGCAATTTTCATGGCGACGGCTCCAAGCTGATCCGCTCAATCGTGCTCAGACCCGCCCTGGCGGTGTCACGCACCGCATTGGCGCCTGCTGCCCCTGCTGCCCCGACACCACTGATACCCGCCGTGCCGAGGTTCACAAACGACTCGTTGGTGCTGATGCTCACGTCGCGGTTCGCCGCGATCTGATCCCGGCTGATCGACGCCTGGATGCCGGCGATGCCGAGGTTTGCCAACGGGCCTGCCGTGACCTGCAAAACATCTAGCCAGACGGGCCTGGTAACCTCAGGCTTGACGATCGTCTGGTCGGCGGACGGTGACAGCGCCAGCGCCATTGTGGCCGCCATGCGGGTCTGCTCGTCCTCGCTCGTCGCCAGCTGCGCGAGTGCTGCGAATCGTGCCGCTTCGATCTCCACGGCCCGGCTGTTGGCGCTCTCGATCGCCGCGTAGTACTCGGTGTAGCCGGCGCATCCTGCCAGCAGCATGGTCGATGCCAGTACGAGTGCCTTCATGTCACGCTCCCCTGCGGATCATCTCCGCGATCTCGTGCGCTCGCTTGGGTGTCTGCATAGCCCATTTGCTGTCCAACGCTTCCTTGGCAGCGTCCTTGAAGTCGTGCCGCCTGAGTGCGGCCCACATGTTGCTGAACCGAAGAAGCCCGCTGATACCCAGCTGAAACGCCATGTTGCAGAGCGCTTGCTTTACGTCCGGCGGGAGAAAGAAAAACCCGTCGATGCACTGGAGCTGCCGCTTGACCTTCTCGATGTCGTTGTGCAGCAGGACCATCGCCTCTTCTTCGCTGATCCCTCCGCCCCGGCGCTCGTCGATCAGCCGCCCGACGCCGATGGTCCAGAACCCCAAGTGGTCTTGGTAGGCGTGGGTGACCAGCCCCTCGTGGCGCAACAGCTGCTTCTTCAGCTCTTCATCGTTCATGTCAGAAAGTCTCTCAGCAGCGCCAAAGCGATGGACACCACGACACCGATCGCAGTCGCCGCCATCCATTGAAACAGCTTCGCCCGGTCCTTGGCCTCCTGCGTGATGTAGTCCCGCAGGTCAGTGTGAATCTCGTTGACAGCGGACTTGGTGTCTTTAATGTCTGTGCGCATATCCCGGATCTCCCGACCTTGCTGGTCTGTTCGCGTTTCAAGCACAGACACCCGCTTGTCCAGGCTGTGGACCGTCTGCTGGATGTCCGCCCGCTGCGCGTTGATGTCCACCGGATCGTTCTCCTTCACGCCGTGATGTTCCAGTTGTTGACCATGCGGAGGCTAACCCCACTGATTGATGCAAGATCGGCAACCGACTGCCAAGGACGCCCAGCAATAATCGCTTGAGCCGTTGCCGGGCCAACGCCAGACAACGCCTCAAGCTCTTCCTGTGACGCGGTGTTGATATTCAACCCCTCGACTGACGACACGCCTTTGATCGCTCGATCGCCGACGTAGGCAAAGTCGCTGACGCCGTTTGGTGAGCTCAACACGGCGTCATCCGCCCTGCAAGATTCGCAGCCGCACAGTTCCAGTCCCTGAGTTGATGAGGGTCCGAACTGCAGTGACGGGGTAGGAAAAATTGCTGATTTGCGCGTCGGTTTTGCCGGTCAGTGCGGTGACAGCAAACCATGTCATCGCATTGCGGTCACCGAACGGGTCATCCAAAGAATACTGAATCGTGTAGTTGACTGTGCCATCGACCGTTGTGCCCAACGACACGTTGAACGGCTCTTGGTACAGGTTCATCACCCGCATCCGAGACGCGCCAACAGCGGAGGTTCCGACTTCCACGGCGCCGTCCGTGTCATCGTCCACGGTCACCGAGGTCACCGTCTTGAAGTCGAGCGTCGAGGAACTGGTGTCGGCGTTCGCCCCGGCAACGGCCTCGGAAATCGAATACCCCGCGTCGTCAGTGCCGGTGATGGTGAAGGTGCGGCCCGCGTCGGATCCAGCGCAGGTGATGAGCACCCGGCGCTGGACGTCCAGGGTCGCAACCCCGCCAGACACAGCCGTTCCGTCCAGCGTCAACGCCTGCACCCCGCCGGCCCCAGGAGTCTGGGACTCGGCGATGGCGTCGTCGTTGTCCGCGGTCAGCGCGTAGTCAAACCGGTAGATCGTCGTCATGTGACCTCCCGGCCTCAGCCAGCAAACTGGTCAACGCCGAACTGCGCCACCTTGGTCTGACCGGATCCGCGAACCATCAGCACACTGTAGGTCTTGGTGCCGTCCGGCGTGCCCGCAACCGCCACAGTCCCCCGGACGTCGCCGGTGGTGGCCGTTGCGGTGGTGGTGTCACCCACGACAACGACGCTGGCGGTCTCCGCCTTGCCGTCCTCGCTGACCACGATCACCTGGTTCTTGGCGTCGATCCGGAACGGCAGGCCCAGCACCTTCGCGGTGCCCACGGTCGCGCCGGTGATGCTGGCGCTGGAGCTGACGCTGGTGACGGTCTTGAACGCCTTCTTGCCCGTCAGGGACGTGCCAGAGGCGCTGGACTCGACCATCGTCTCGCCATACTCGTCAGTGCCGGTGACGGTCACCACGGCGGTGTTGGTCCACGCAGCCACCACATTGCGGGGCGTGTCGAAGGTCACGATGCCTCCGCTGACCAGCGCACCGTCCAGCGAGAACGACGCTGCAGCCGCCACGGCCTGGCTCTCGGCAATGCCGTCAGCATCGGCAGCAGCCACTGCGCCCAGGTCCACATGAAACAGGTCCGAAACCTCCAGACCACGCTTGCCACCCTCGTACTTGTTGTACTGGGTGCCTCCGCGAAAGATGTTCGCGGCAAAAGAGATTGTATGTCGTGCCACTGTCAAGCCCTCCAGTCAGGCAATTCCTTGAAAAGACAGCCCATTGAACACTGTTCAGCGCTTTCTTGCAACCTTCCTGCGCTGCCAGGGCGCCATGCGGGTCGGGAACCGCCGACCGTTCCAGTAGAAGTGCACCTTCCCCGCCGCCCGGGCTGCGAACCATGCTTCATCGAACCGTTGTTTCATAAAAAAGCCCCGCCGAAGCGGGGCTCTGTAGTGACCGCTCCGGTGTCAGCGATCAGGCAGCGTTGTTGCCCGAACCAAACACACAGCGCCAGTCGGAGACGCCGAACGAGTACCGCTCACGGGCGCGGTAGCGCACGTTGTCAGTCTCGAAGTCGCCGTCCATCTTGGTGCTGACCGGAACGCGGTTGAAGTACTTGAACCCGTCCGGGCAGTCGGTCTTGATCCACCAGTTCTCCGGATCAGTGAAAAACTGATTGACGGCGTACCCGTCCGGGATCATGCCCATCGACCGAATGGCGTTGATATCGTTGTCGGCCGTACCAACCCGCAGGTTGGTTACCATCAGCCGCTCCGCGACAAACTGCAGCTCCTTCGGAATGAGCAGCTTGCGACCGGTCAGGGCCACCCGCAGACCACGCTCGTCCTTGAAACCCTGGATCTGAATGATGGCCTCTTCAAGGCTGGTCTCGTTCAGGTCCGCCGGAGTCGCCAGAATGTTGCTCTGGTTACCAATCCGGGTCGGGTGCGAGGCGTTGCACAGCGAAACACCGTCGCCGATCGGGCTGCCGCTGGAGTAGCTGTTGTTCAGCACAGCCGCGGCCTTGATCTGCTTGGTGTGCACCATACTGCGGGCCAGCGCCCTCGTATAGCGAGTCGAAAGCCTGTCGTACAGGTTATCTTCCACTGCCTCAGCGGAAATTGAGAACGCCAGTGCGACAGTCTCGTGGGTGTAGCGGGCGGTGTAGGTCTCACCGGCCTCGTCGAAGGTCACGCCCTGCTTCTCAGGCTTGACCACGGCGTTGCCGAACCCGTACAGCATCTGATCTTCTTCAAACGCCCGGTTGGACTTCTCTTCGTCGAAGATCTCTTCGTGCTGGCGCTCGTACCGGCCATATTCCAGACCGAACAGAGCGTTGAGACCAGGCTCAAGCTCTTTTGCCAGCTGTGCGCGTGAAATTGCCATTATTCAGCCCTCCGATCAGGCAACGACGGCGACAAAGCCGGGTGCGTTG